GCCAAATATAATGCAGTCTTCAACTTCGCCATGATGTTTTTTAAGATCATAGAGATACTCTCTCCTGATCTGTGCATACGTCACAGGAATGTTTGCGTTTAGATAAGCCATAACTCATTATAAAATTATTGCGCCAACAATAAGACCAGCAACAAAACAAACAATTTCTCTTCTGTTATGTAACTGCCAAATCATAAATTTGTCTATATATTGTTTCATAGTTTCCTCCTATTTTATATTACCCCAATTAGGTCCAGATTCATAGTCTACTTTATTAGGAACTTCAAGTGAAACAGCATGTTCCATTATCTCTTTTATTTTAGGTGCTTCATTACTTACAGAAATATCTAATTCATCATGTATTTGAATGTGGGGTGTAATACCTTCTTTATGTAATTCAATCATAGCTTTCTTTGTCATGTCCGCAGCTGATCCTTGTATTAACCTGTTTAAAGCTTTGTATGTAAAAGCACGTTTAATCCCTGGTCCGTGTTCCTGGATTGCTTGTTCGTGAGGTAACGGTTTATGTATCCCAAATTGGCTAGGTTCCCATAGGTGAAACCTACATAATCGTCCTAGCAATGTACGAATCTGACCTCTACTTTGAGCACGTTGCATAACATTATCCATAAGTTTTTTTACAAAAGGAACTTTGTTATGATACTGTTTAAATAAATCTTCAGCTTTTTCTTTAGATACACCTAACTCTGCTTGTAATTTATTTTTACCCATCCCGTAAAACAAACCAAGATTTATAGTCTTAGCTTGTTCACGAGGGATCTCAGCCATGTCTGCCACGATAGTATGGAAATCGGCATCGCCTTCATTATAGGCATCCAATACTTCGTCCACTCCATAGAGATTTTGTAATGCTGCGTAATGTACTACCAGTCTCGGTTCTTGTTGTGAGTAATCAAATACTCCCCATTTTTTTCCTGCTTCAGGAATAAATAATGATCTGATCCGTGGTCCGAGGTCCTTGTTTCTTGCTGGTATTTGCTGTAAATTTGGATTGGAATAACTGAATCTTCCAGTTACCGTTCCTCCATTATCGGATCTAAGTTGGTTTATTTCAGCATGAATTCTTTCGTTGTATCCATATTTCAATATGGTATCAATAAATGTGGTATGGGCCTTATTTATTTCTCTGGCTCGGGCTATTCGTTTCACCAGTGGGTGGGGGTGATTCTGAAGAAAGTTTTTTGTAAATGATGGAGAACCTGTTTTTTCGGTGCGGTCAAATGGTAGGCGAAGTTTTTCAAAAACTTGCGCAATGGAACGTGCAGCCCATATTTGAACATCTACTTGTGTTTCTTTTTTTATTTCTGATAAGCATAATTTTTCTTCTCTACTTAACTCTGCTTTTAATTGGTGCGCTGCTGGAATATCTACACGGACTCCTAAAAAACGCATATCGACTAAGCAAGGAAAAAGTTCTGTCTCTAATTCAAAAATAGAATGTAGATCTTGGTGTAAAATTTCTTTCTTTAACTCTTGCCATAATTCATAAGTTAGTTCAGCATCTTTTTCTGCATATGCACCTACGTACATAGCAGGAAGTTTGTACATTTCTGCTTTAGCATCTACTCCCCAATCTTTTGCAGCTTGGTATAAAGCAGATTCATCTTTTCCATAACCTACATATCTCCTGCTACAACTGTTTAAGTCATATCTCATTTGATTTTCATCAACAATTGCTGCAGCAATCATAGTATCTATAATTTTACCATTAATTAACATTCCAATTGATCTCAACCAACATATGTCATACATTGCATTATGAAAGATTTTAGTAGAATCAGTTTTTAAAAATGATTGTACCCACCTTAAAACTTTATTTTTGTCCATATTGCCTCCACCTTCGTGAGCAATTGGGTAATAAGCAGACCAACCTTTTACAGCTACAGCTATACCAGTAATACAACCTTTTTTAGTAATAGAACCTGATCCCATTTTAATTAAATCAGGATCTTTTGTTTCTAAGTCAATTGCTATTTCATCATACTTAGTTAAATCTGGAAAATCTTCTGGTGGTAACCATTCAGTTTGAGCTTTGAATAATGGGAACTGTATCATTTAATAATACCCCACGAATTCTTTTTTTCTTTTTTTATTTCTTTCACTGGCTCAGGATAGTCTCTATCGATTGCCATGTCAATATAATGTTTTGCTTTTAATAAATCTTCTTTTTGATTTTTCTGTTTATGCCTGCACAAATATTTTATGGCGTTGCCTTCCGCAAACGGAATATTATTTCTATTAATAAATTCTGATGGCTGAATGGCCATAGATTTATAGTGAGTCCCACCTACCTGCTTTTTATATATATCATCTTTCATTAGTCGCCTCCTTAATTAAACTTTGAATATAACGTGCATGTCTTTTTGCTTTAACTTCGGGACGTTGACAATAAGCTTTGTCCCATGCTTTTCCTTTAGCACTTTGTCTCCATTTTTTTCTGGCTCGTTTTCTACTTTCCGCATAAGGATGGGTCATACATTCTCCATCGGATATGCCTTCTCATAATCTTTAGGTCTTATAATATGTAAATTTTCTTTTGTTCTTGTTGCACCTACATAAAATAATCTTGTTTCATCATCAGGATTTTTTCTGTAAGATCTATTAGTATTGTTAGTAAGATCAGTTAATAAAACTACATTAGGTCTTTCTCCACCTTTAACACTGTGTATGGTAGATAAATGAATTCTTGGATTAGCTTTTAAGTTCTCACCATTTCTACGCATACTTCTAATGTAATTTTTTCTTCTAAAATTTAGATCATTAAATGCGTCGTACCAAACTCCATCAGTTTTTAATCCATAATCTTTTAATTGAGAAAAATTATAATAACTTTCTTTAGCCATTCCTTTAAGTTTTGATTTATCTGCATGTTGAGGAGTCATATAACTATATATTCTTTCTATTTGTTTGTAGCTTAATGGAGTTCCTTTTCTTGCTAATTCCCAATCTGCTGCAGCTTCTGCTGCATCTTTTTCAGGTATTACTTTAAATCTATTTTCAAAATACCATCCACGTTCTCTCATTTCTTCTTCTATGTTATCTAACATATGACGCGTTCTAGATAATACATACCATTCTCCTGATGACATATCTAAATCTTTTATATCATCATGAAATTTTAATGATCCTTGATGATCTCTTGGTGCCCATTCTTTGTATCGTCTTTTAGATACACGTTTAATAATACCTAATGCAAAGTCATGTATGGCTTTTGGAATTCTACGAGATTGTGTAAGATTTAAAAGTTTTCCTGTTTGTGCAATAAAAGAATCTACATCAGCCCCAGCCCATCTAAATATTGCTTGGTCATCATCACCAGCTATAAAAGAATCTTCTGTATTATTCCAAATAGTTTTTGCCATGTTCCATTGCATTAAAGATAAATCTTGTGCTTCATCTATAAACACTACATCAAATTTAGGACACTTATCAGATTTAATAAATTCCAAAATCATATCATTATAATCTTTCAAAACATTTTCTTTTTTATATCTTTCTAATTCGTGGGCTAAATGAATTAAAGTTTTATATTCAACTTCAGTATTATGTTCTCCCATTTTTAATTGTTGTTCTAATGTTATATTTCTAAGTTTTGCTAAGTGAATAAGTCTTAAGTAATCACTTTTAGTTGTAAACAACCCAGTTTCTTCTTCATCAAATTCATTATAATCTAAAAAAATATTTAATTTTTTACCCAGGTCTTCGTAATGTCTTCTTTGCATTACTTGATCTTTATTATATCCAAGTTTTCTAAATGCTAATGAGTGTAATGTTCTAAAATAAGGTAAGTCATCTTCAGTGTAATTAAATTTATCCATCGCTCTACCTTTAGCTTCATTGGCAGCTTTCTTTGTAAAAGCAAAATATCCTATCTTATCTGGATCTGTATCCTTTAAATATTCTTGTACTTTATTTAATAAAGTATATGTTTTTCCTGTACCTGGTGGTCCTAATACAATTGTTTTCATTTTTTTATAGTATATTTAGTAAGTTTATCTTCAAAAAAACCTCCAACCACTTTTTCTTTATTAGACCCATTAAAGGAAGAAGTAACCCATCTTAAATTATTTATATTATAATCTCTCCTATTTTTATTTATATGATCTACAATAAAAGTGTTTTCTGGATCAGAATTAACAATAAAAGCTGAAGCAGTAGCCCTAGATAAATTTACTGTATAACCTTTTCCATCTTCCTCTAGACTACTCACTACATATGTTTTTAATAGTGATGGTGTGTATACTTTTTTAGTTTCCATATTCTGAACATAAGGAAATATATTTCCAAGTTCAGGTATAAATCTATTAGAACCCCCGGTTTTAAAAAGAATATACTTACCTTCTGGTAAATTTTTTAATTTATTTTTTGTTTCAATAACATTTTTATACTCTGGTATCTTACTGACATCCATGTAATCTATATTTTTTATCATTACTTTAAATGGATCTAAATCTGGAAACAATGATAATTGATCTCTAATCAAAATGGATCCTCCTCTTTTAATTTCTTTTGAGTAAATTGATCTTCAACTTTATCAAATATGTTTACTTTCATAACGGATGGTTTCTTTTTACCTATAACCATTCTTCCCTCGTCACATCCACAATGTTCTTTAAGCATTTGTTGAGTTACTTGATAATCTTCCTTCCATTTCTTTTTAGTTAAATGTCCGTGAAAGAATCTATGAAATGTAAATATATGTTTGCCTTCTTCAGTGTAAACTGCTCCATTTAAAATATCTTTTTTAGTAACTGATCCAATTGATCTTTGAATACAATAATCTTCCAAGTGATTACTTAACTGATCTATCTTAGATGATCCAACTGGTGCTTCCACTTCTTCAATACCCTGTAAAAGCATATCAGTATATTTTTCAAATTCTTTTACTGTAATTCGTGGTGGTTTTTTATTTATTTGTTTTGCTACCGTCCTTCTAAATAATCTTTGTTCCATGAGATAATCTATTGTATCTAACTTCACTCTTTCTCCATCTACGTTAACCCAATAATAAGGTTCATCTAATAAAATTTTTTGTAAATCAGTAAGTGACGGAAATACTGCTTCACCACCTATACCAAATTTTCTAGTTCTACATAAATTTTTATCACAGTGATTGCACATTGGTTCTTCATTACATTTAAAACCTAAATCTTTGCCATCATTAAATTTTATTTTACCTTGAACTATCTTATCCTCTAAGGGTCCTTCAGGATGTTTTTCAAAATATTTATAATTAAATGCATTTATTTTTGATTGCCAGTTCTCTGGCCATTTTCTTTTTGCATATTGAATGTATTGATAAAGTATTCTATCTCTACCATCTTTAATTTCTGTTTGAGTTATAGATTCTAAGCATGGAGGCCCATCATTAAATTCTGATTCAGGTCTTTTAATTTCTAATTTTTCTAATTCTTCAGGCGTTAATTTACTTCTTGCATATAAACCATAAAATCCAGATAAAGACGCTGCTTCTCCATTCTCCAAAAAGGCATACCTTGTTGTGTCATCCCCATTAAAGTATGGTAAATTTAAAAAATTTCCTGTATCATCTTGCGATTTTAATTCTATCTGTTTTGGAAATACTTCTGCTCCTCCATAACCTAATACTGCACTGATAGATAATAGCTTATCTCGTACTATCTTTGCTTCAACTGGAACTTCAGTAAATAAAAATACGTGTGCTCCTCCTGATTTAGAACGAAATACTACTAATGGTAATTTTAAACTTTTAATTTTGTTAATTAATTTTTTATGATCAAACCCTGCATATGAATCTATATCTATGCAACCCCATCTACATTTATTGTCATCATTGATTGGAATTATACCTAGACTCGGTTCAATTCCTTGAAGATGTTTATTCCATAAATCATCAGTAACCTTTTCTCTTGTTACAAATGACTTACCTTTTATCTTTTGACCGTCTTCGCCTTTCTTGTCAACGTAAGTGACACCACGCGCACGATCTAATCCTTTAAATATATCTTTAAAATTTGCAACTGACATAACTTTTCAAAGCGGGCGGGTCTACTCTCGCTTCACCGCCCACTACCTAGGATTCGGTTAGTATGGTGTACTACTTGTTTCCTCTGAGCCATGCTTCGCTTGAACTTCGCCTTTACCTACTCGGTCAGCAAAAGTTTTAGCGATATCATAGATTGATTTGTCAGATACAGGACCAACTTTAGATACATCCCATCCAAACCATGTTCCTTTGTCGTTAGACATTTGAACAGTTTTTAGATTATAAATGTGGCTGTAAGTTGGCGGTGTAAATAATC